ATTCTTCAGAAACTTTCTAGTTCTATTGGATGTTTGGATGAAGAATTTTGTGAGAAACTTTCTGCTTGGTCTGACATTATTCGTAAGACCTTCAAAGAAGGTGGTATTGATGAAGTAATTTCTACTCGCCGTCTCACTCACATCATTCGTGCTTATAGTATCTTCGGCAAACGAATGAAAGCTATTGAGGTTTGTGTGAATCGCTTTGATGAAGAAACTAAAACTTCCTTTATGGAACTCTACAATAAAATTGATGCTAACAGTGATGAGCAACAACCTTTCTGAAACATTCCACGGATATGTTGGACATTATGCCCTCCTAGATGATGGGAGGGTTGTTCAAATCCGTGGAGGACATGGATTTAAATTATTTGTAAAAACGATTGACGGCACGATTGAAGAGTGCTATCATGATAATCTAAAGTATATTTTTATGGAGGAGTGATTGTGCAACGGAAATACAATGAAGAAAAGATTTTGAAGGATGTAGAAGATTATGTTATCAGTACTTATCACGGTCATTATTGTGGTGATGAGGAAGGATATGATGACATTCAAACTATCGATTTGATGGCAGCTAAAAAACTTGCTGCTCCATTTTGTCAGGCAAATATTCTGAAGTACGGCAGTCGCTACGGTGATAAGGATGGACGAAACAAGCGTGATTTGCTTAAAGTGATTCACTATGCTATGCTATTACTTCACTTTGATGGGCATTATACCCGTACTCAAAATGGTCTTCAGGAGTTTAAATGAGTAACGTTACTATTTCACAGCAAACAATGATGGTCTTGAAAAACTTTTCGACCATCAACGGATCTATCCTCATTCGTGAGGGTAATGTTCTTAAAACAATTAGCGTTGGCGAGAATTTAATTGCTCAATATACTTGTGCTGAAAACTTTCCATTGACATTTGGAGTTTATGATCTGAGCCAGTTTTTGATGGGACTTGGATTGTTTGACAATCCTGTGCTTAAATTTGATAGCAAAGATTACGTTACTATTTCTGGTGGTAATCGTACTGCTAAGTATTACTTCAGTGATCCTGAAATTACTTTAAAGACGGCACCAGAACGAGACGTAAAGTTTCCAGAATCTGATATTGAATTTACTTTGACTGCTGATGATATTCAGCAGCTACAAAAAGCATCTGGTGTTTACAACTTGGTTGATCTTTCTTTTGTATCTACTGAAGATGGTCAGATTACACTTAAACTGTGTAACAAAGAAGATGACACAACCAATGTTTTTACTCAAGAAGTTGTTGGTACAGCAACTGGATCACATGAACTTTTTCTTAAGGTTGAGAACCTAAGGTTGCTTCAAGGTGATTACAATGTTAAACTGTCTAGTAAGATGATTACTGAGTGGAAACATCAACAACTCGATCTTGTTTATTATATTGCTCTTGAACCTTGATGAATAAGAAATTTTTGTGGGTGGAAGAATATCGTCCTCATACCATTGAGGATTGTATTCTTCCAGTGAATATTAAAAACACCTTTAAAGGATTTATTGAACAGAAAGAGATCCCTAATCTTCTCCTTTGTGGTTCTGCTGGTGTGGGAAAGACCACAGTTGCCAAAGCGTTATGTGATGAGATCGGAGCTTCCTATATCGTCATTAACGGGTCCGACGAGGGTCGCTTCCTAGACACAGTGAGGAACAAGGTCAGGCAGTTCGCTACAACGGTCTCCCTGACCTCTGGGGCGTCCCACAAGGTCGTTATCATCGATGAGGCAGACAACACCACCAGCGACGTTCAACTGTCCCTCAGGACCGCCGTAGAAGAGTTTCATGGTAACTGTCGGTTCATCTTCACATGTAACTTCCCCAACAAAATTATTGATCCTCTACATTCTCGTTGTACAGTTGTTGATTTCAAGATCAGCAACGAACAGGCGATGAATCTCCAGGGTCAATTCTTTAATCGTCTCAAGACTATTCTTGAAGAACAGGGAGTTGAATATGAAGACAAGGTACTAGCTAAAGTTATTCGTAGGTATTATCCAGACTGGCGCCGCCTTCTGAATGAGTGCCAGCGTTTTGCTGCTGCTGGATCTATTTCTTCTGCTATTCTTGTGGATGTTGCTGATGTAAATATTGATGGATTGATCAATGCTTTGAAGAACAAAGAGTTTACTGTTGTTCGTAAATGGGTTGTTGACAACATCAATAATGATCCAACGATGGTGATGAGGAAGTTGTATGATTCTCTCTACACACATTTAAAGTCTCCTTCGATTCCAGAAGCAGTTTTGATTATTGCCAAGTATCAGTATCATATTGCTTTTGTTGCCGACCAGGAAATTAATCTTCTCGCTTGTCTTACAGAAATTATGATGGGATGTGAATTCAAATGATTAGTAAAGCAGAACTTATGCACCACCGCCTTCAAGCGTGGTTACGTGAATATGAAACAGATGAAGTTGAATATCTTGGATACAAACCAGATGTTCTTGGACAAATGAATCACTGGTATCGATTTGGAGAACATGAAGTTACGGTAGATTGTATTGAAGACTTTGATATGAAGACTGAAGAACATGAGCTTACTTAAATTTTGTAGAGAAGAAAAATTTATGTATATGGAGGAATTACTTGTTAGACTTGAAAAAGAACCAGAACAACATTATCGACGGTTACGTGAAAACAACACCACAGAATGTCAAGGAAGCCAACGAAGGACTATTTCGTGCTAAAATGACACTACCAGCAGCTGCTGCTCATTGTGGAATGACCCAACGTGAGATGAAACACATTTTTTATGAATACCTTAAGTACAATGCCCCAGACTACAAAATCCCTGAAAACCCCTTTAAGATATCCTGGGGGGAAAAGTAGGGCACTTTCTAAACTGTTTCAGTTTATGCCCGATCTAAAAGAATATAAAGAGTTTCGTGAACCATTTATTGGTGGTGGTTCCGTAGCACTTGAAGTAACTAAACGTTATCCTTCAATTGATATTTGGGTGAATGATCTTTATAATCCTCTCTATACTTTTTGGTGCTTCCTTCGTGATGATCCAAAAGAACTTCATCGTTGTATCAAGAGTTATAAAGAAGAATACAACACACCAGAACTTGCTCGCCAACTCTTCAATGAAATGAAGATCCAACTCAATCATCCAGAAGCAGAAGATTTTTATCGTGCTGTTGCTTTCTACATTATTAATAAATGTAGCTTCTCTGGACTGACTGAAAGTTCTTCTTTCTCGCCACAAGCAAGTGTTAGTAACTTCTCTATGAATAACATTGAGAAAATTCCAGAGTATGGTAATCTAATTAAAGATTGGAAGATTACTAACTATTCATACGAAAGTTTGTTGTCAAACTATAAAGATGTATTTGTGTATCTTGATCCTCCTTATGACATTAAGGACAACCTCTATGGGCGTAAAGGATCAATGCACAAAGGATTTGATCACGATAAGTTTGCTGCTGATTGTGATAGTTTATTTGTCCTCAACTGGTTTCATACAACAACTCCAACCTCGTGAAGGAACGGTTCCAGGGGTGGACAGTTGGAGAATTTGCACATACCTACACCATGAGGTCCACAGGATCCTATAATACAGATCAAGCGAGTCGCCACGAACTAGTGGTATACAATTATGAAATGTAAAGTTCAACTCTACGTCGGTGGTAAAGTTTTCAACGAATTTGTTGAGGCAGTTAATTACCAAGATGCCAAAGAGACTGCTCTGGCACGTAATCCAAAAGCAAAAGTTGTTAGTGTGACCGCTGTATTTAATGAAACCTGAACTGAAAGATTATCTTTATAGTATTAACCAAAGTAAGAAGAATATACTTCTTGACGATGTTGAAGCTGAAAAAGCTTACCCACCTTTCATCGTAAATAAATGCTTGTCTTCTTTCATTGATAGCATCTTGTATGCCAATGAAATGAATAAAAGTCACTATCTAGACAAACGTCTACAGTATGACTTCTATATAAATAGTTTGAAACCTAGGAAAAGATTTACTCCTTGGTTGAAAAAACAAACTCTTGAGGAGCTTGAACTTATTAAGCAGTATTATGGTTACAGTCATAATAAAGCACTTGAAGCAATAAAGATTCTCACGAAAGATCAAATAAATTATATTAAACAAGCATTGAATAAAGGTGGTATTAAATGACAACTGATATTGAAGTACAATGGCAACCATCTGATATGGTAGAAGTCTCATTGGGGCAACCAGATGATTTCTTAAAAGTTCGTGAGACTTTGACCAGGATTGGAGTTGCTTCTCGTAAAGAAAAAAAGATTTACCAATCTTGTCACATCTTACACAAGCAGGGTAAATATTACATCGTTCACTTCAAGGAGCTGTTTGCTCTTGACGGGAAGAATACCAATCTTTCAGTGAATGATCTTCAACGTAGAAATAGAATTATTCAGTTGCTTTCTGACTGGGGATTAATTACTGTAGTAGATGCTGTAAAAATTGAAGACGTTGCTCCTCTTAATCAAATTAAAGTCCTTGCTTTTAAGGAAAAGGATGAATGGACACTTGAAAGTAAATACAATATCGGACGTAAAAAACCCGAAGCGTAATCCGAACATTAAAGTGAGGTTCTCAACACCTCACTTTTTTTATGTTGTGTTATAATTATTAGTGGTGGGAGAGAGGTGGCAACACCCCCATACACTACGGATGCCCATTAGGGGTCCTAATTAAACCTCGCTTATTTAAGGAGAAAACACATGGCAACTAAATATGTTTGGGATACTTATTCCCCATTCTCAGTAGGTCTAGATGATATTTTTAATCGTCTAGAGGCAATGTCTGGTCATAATACCAGCTATCCGCCCTACAATCTAATCAAACACGATGGATCTAATTACGAAATCGAGATTGCTCTGGCTGGATTTAAAGCAGAAGAGATTGAAGTCTCAACTGAACAAAACATTCTCCGAGTTACCTCAAAAGTTGAGAAACGAGATTCTGAAAGAACATACCTCCACAAAGGTCTCTCCAAACGTTCTTTCTCAAATTCCTGGCAACTCTCCGATGATGTCCGAGTATCTTCAGTAAATTTTGAAGATGGATTGCTGACAATATCTTTAGAGAAGATTATACCAGAACATCAAAAGAGAACCACTTATACAATTAATCCCTCCTCAAGGAGACTTTTGACGGAGTGAGGACAGTCTAAATAGTGGCACGAGACCCCTTGTGGGTCTCGTGTTTTTTTGCTATAATGATAGAAACAGAGTATAATTATGTCTGTAAATATTGTACATCTAGTATCTGGAGAACAATTAATTAGTAAAATTACAGAGCTACGAGATGAAAACGGAGAACCATTTTGTTTTTTGTTGACGATGCCTATGCTTCTCACTTTAATACCAGGAGAAACAGAAGCTGAAACAAAAATCAATTATCTACCTTGGAGTCCATTTTCATCTTCGCCAGAATTTAGGGTTGGGTTTGATAAAATAGTTTCTATTGGAGATCCAACTGGTTATGTTTTTGAAACATATATTGAACTAAATCAAGCAAAGTATCCTATACTATCACAAGAAGAATTTGAAATTTTCCAACAACGTAAAAAGGAGCGAACTAAAAATGACTGAAGAAGCGACAAAACTCAATCCATCTATTGTAGTTTTAAAAACAGGTGATAAAATTATCACTATTCTCCAAGAAGTATTTGAGGGAGAGGGTGATGATAGAAAAGGTATTTGCTTGATGATGAGCTATCCTTACACCCTAGAACTTTTGAATGTTAATAACACTGATAATCAAGAACAAGATCTACAAGTTAAATATAGCAAGTGGTGTCCTTACGCTCTAGATACTCAGTATCGTATTCCTTACGATGGAGTCCTCACTATTGGTGTCCCAGATCCTGGTCTTGCCA